GAAAGATACTATCTGTCATTTTTTAACCTATAACTTCAAACAAAATTGTCTTTATAATGGTCATATCAAAAATTATCATCTTAAACGAAAAAAAAAGAGTCAATTAGGGAAAAACCTTTGGTACAATAAACCAATTCAGTCATTTATTCAAACATGGGTAAATCATACTAGAGGAATGAAATTGAATGACTTTGATAAAATTGAAAAATCAGGTAAAGAAATTAATGAAGCCATTGTATTGTTTTTACAAAATATACCAGATGTAAATCCTGAAAACCACGATTATTCTTACGACAACATTTTATACAAAAGATACTTGGATGGGATTGGTGTTAAAGTACCAAACAACTGGATGTATTTCAACAGAATCTTTCCACAGATAACAAAAAAGATATTCAAGAAATATAACTATAAGTTTGTGGATGCTTTTATGGGTTTAAATGATTTCACTGGTGATAAAATCAAGAGAGTATTACATAGTGTAGAATCAACAGATGGGGTTGAGTCATTAAAGTTTGCACTTGATTTCTTTGGGAAAGATTTCATATTATCTCAACCTGATGTCTTCATTAAAGAAATATTGGAAAGTACATCTTTCTTTATGGATTGGCAAGTGTTTATTAATCACCATAGAATTAGTTTGGTTGACTTCACCAAAACTGAGGTAAAATATTGTTTCGAAATTTTCAAGTTGGTTGTTAGGGGTGAAATTAATTTACATTCATTCACTGACCATATTGCTTACAAGATTAGATTAAAAAACTTTGAACCTGTAATGTGGAGAGCCAAGAATTATGATACTTTTGCTGAAGAACATTATATTTGGTCTGAAAAGATTGGTTCGATGAAAAGTGCTGAGTATAGAAGATTATATGATGAAAAGTTCAAGGAATATATCGAAACACCCATCTTTGATTATTATCCTGTATTACTGACTGAAAGTAAGGAATACAATATGGAGAGTTTCCTCCAATCAAATTGTGTTAGAACTTATACAGATAAACCAGCATCCATTATCATATCTTTAAGAAAAGGGGGAATTCACTCCAAAACAAGGGCAACCATTGAATATAAGATTGAAAATGATTTTGATAAAATTAAATTCAATCGTGTCCAATCCTTGGGTAGATATAATGAAAAGTTGGATGAAAGTTGGACAAAAGTTTTAATTGAACTTGACACCAAAATGTTTTATACTTTGGAAAATGATATCTTTAAGTTGCCTGAGGTTGAAATAAAATATGGTGGGAAAACATTTATGTCACATTTGATATTTGTTGAGGATAGTGTCAAAGCTCAATTATATAATGGTACAACTAGTAAACTACCACCAAGAAAAATTGTTACATTCACAAATAATCCTGTAAAAAACATTTATAATCCAACATTAGAACTATTATGACAAACAGAAACAGAGTTAATGATATATTCAAAGAAAGATTTAAACAAATCCCCTCTTCATTATATATAAAAAATGAAAATATTTCTAAAGAAAACTTGGATAAGTTTTTAAGTAAATCTCATTTGATTTTTGTTAATAAGAAGGTGGCGGAAGGAAAAATAGTTGAGATGGATAGATTAGTTGAATACGATTCGAATGGTATTCTTATTTACATAAAAGGGGTTGAAGATATATTTATTCTAACCACAACAGATAGATTGAATGTTGCGGAGTTTACTTTACATAACTTAATAAAACTTAATAAATAATTTAATTTTGATACAACTTAGTGATATTTATAATAAACACTAAGTTGTATGGAAAACGGAAAAATATATAAAATTACAAACACCGAAAACAATAAAGTTTATATTGGTTGTACGATTAATACACTAAAACATAGATTTGAAGAACATTGTTACAGATGTCTGAAAACTAACATCAATACAAAATTATGTAATAATGTTAGAAAGTATGGTGTTGAAAAGTTTACAATTGAGTTGATTGAAGAATGTTCATTGGATGTTATATATAATAGAGAGGTTGAAGTTATTAAGGAACACAATAGTTTTGAGGAAGGATTAAACTCTACAGTAGGAGGAGAGGGATGTTTAGGTTATAAACACTCACCTGAAATAAGAATGAAGATATCTAATGCGGTTAAAGATGGTAAATCACATAAAGGTAAAACTTATGAAGAGATTTATGGAGATAGAGCACAAGAAGAAAAAAATAAGAGAAAACAAGCGGGTTGGTCTAAAAATTTGAATGAAGAAGAAAAGTTAAAAGTTATTGAAAAAATAAGAAACATTAAACGAAGTAAATCTAAAACCAGTATTGAAACTATTAATGGTATTAAAAAATTAATAAGTGAAAATGTTAAGCCAAGCGAAATAAATAAACAATATCCTGAAGTTCATATTAGAACAATATATAGTATAAAAGCTGGAACTAGATGGAAAGATTAAAAAACAAAAAAATGGAAATCACAAGTGAAGAATTAAAATCAAAAATTGAATCAGGTGAACAAGTTATTATTGACTTTTGGGCCAGCTGGTGTATGCCGTGCAAGATGTTTAAACCCACCTTTGATAAAGTTGCCGAGAGTTCTGAAGTACCTATGTATACAATGAATGTTGAACATAATGGTGAATATGCTGTTGAGTTGGGTATTCGTGCAGTACCAACCATTAAAGCTTTTAGTAATGGTGGTGAAGTTTATTCTAAATCAGGTATTCTTAGTGAGTCAGAATTAAAAGGAGTTATAAATAACATCATCAATGGATAACAAACTAGTAATAGTATATACAATGAAAGGTTGTCCCCACTGTACGGACTTCAAAGATTTATTAGTTCAAAATGGCATTGAGTTCTATGATAGAGATATCGATGAATATAGTGACGAGTTTGATATGTTTGTCGAATTAACAGGAAAAGATTTTGTTCCAGCATTTATGTTGGTAGATGAATCCGAGAGTGACGAACCCATACCAATGTTATTTGCACCTGAAGAGGATTTCAACGAATTAGAAGAAGGATTGGAAATTATCAAAAAGTTCTTACAATAAAAAATGTCCCCAATATTAGGGGACATTTTCATTTAGAATATAACCAAATCTTTCATTCTATCTTTAACTAACCAAGGTTTCTCATTTAGTTGATTATCAATATCTCTTTCAACATCATAATCTTTAATATAGTCATTTGCAAACTTGTTTAAGTTGAAATCAAATACATCTAATATTAATGACTTAATTTTCTCTGGTGTATAAATCGAATCACAAGTTACCTCAATGTTAAAATCATCCTCATTGTTAATAACTGAAGAATACTTAAATGTAATTTTATCAGTTTCAAGTAAGTTAAATAATTGATTGCAAATATGTTCACCATAATATAATTCTCTTCTACCAAGGTTTAAGCTATATCCATAAGGGAATGATGAGGAAACAGAAAGAAAGTTCGTTGTGTTGAATATTTTAAGGTTCTCAGGGATGAATGGGGAATAGAACTCTAGTTCCAATTTGTCTGTAAAGTTAATATTATTTAGGAACTCTTTGTTGTAATCATTTTTACTATCTCTATTAACTTCATTGATTACCTGTTGGTGGAAAATAGGTCTATCACTTTTATGATATTCAAAGTAATATTCGTTTGGGGAAAGCGGTTCTCTATAATCTATTAAATCAATTATATTGATATGTTTAAGATTAAGATAGGTTAATAAATCAGGATTCTTTTCAACAAATAAATCTCTTAACTTATTTAAATCTAAAACTTCATCTGAGTTTGTTGCACCATAAACAACCAAGAATGATTTAAAATCAACAACTTGAAATCTTGAGGTAAAGTTTGGGTTTACATTTTTGACAATAAAGTCAGCGAATAGGTTTACAAAACCTTCTTTTGATAATCTATTAATATACTTCATAATTTTTTTATCAAATGTATAAACAAAAAAATTATTATCTTAAATAGTAAAAATAAAAAAAGGGACATTGATTGTCCCCTTCAAAGTTCGTACCTTCCCTTCAGTGAAGTTATCTTTTGTTGTAGTACTTCTCAACAACCTTTTTGATTGATTCTTGAATGTTGTTGTTAGTCACCTGTCTCTGACTAGTTTGGTTACTAGCAGGTGGTGGTGTTGAAGGGGCTGGTTGACCTTGTGGTTTGTTTTTGCATCCACATCCCATGTCATTATCAGTTTAATTAATTTATGAAGTCAACTTCATTAATAAATATCTTAAGTATTTATATTATGTAAATAAAACCTTATTTGACAATATGAAAAAAATTATTATAGCCGAAAGTCAGGCAAAAAACCTAATTAAAATCCTTAAAGAACAAAATGAGGGTGAATATTATGAGATGACTGGTAAACAATATGAGGAACTATTGAAGTTAGCTTCATATAACTCAAAGGTTACTGGTATTAAAAAGTTTGGTGGAAAACCATTATATGTCGTTGGAGATGTTAATTTAAGTGGAACTCCAATAAAAGACTTGGGAAATGTTGCCGTTATTACTGGAAGATTAAATATTAGTAGTACACAAATTAGTAGTTTGGGTAATACTATAGTTAAAGGATATGTAAGTGATTATAATACACCAATTGAAAAAATGAGAATTAGAAGAGAGGAGTTGGCTAAATTGGCTGATGCTGATGAGAGGAGACAAGATGGTGAATGGGACTTGGATAATCCAAAGATTGATGATGAAGGATTGGCGGCAAATGCTTTGTTTGATTATTTGGTTTATAAGGGTGATTTGGATGAGATGGATGAAGAAACCAAGAATGAAATAAAAACTAAGAAGGAAGAAATTGAAAGGTTAATTGAAGAAGGTAAAGGGTTGGATATGGACTCTGAAGAAAGGGAAGAAATATATGATAGGATTACTGACTTAGAAAATGAAATTGAAGAATTACAAGAGGGTGTTGCTGATGTATATTATCTTATACCACAATCTTATCGTTCATATGGTGACCTTAACAATTTCGAGGTTATTGGTTTGAGGGGTCAAGAATATGTTGTTGGTTATTGGGATGATGTGTATGAAGCGGCAGTTGAGAATCAAGAACAATTGATTGAGGATATTGGTATTGATGGAATTAGTAGGGGACTAATTGAAGATAATATTGACAAAGGTCGAGTTAGAGAATATATGGAGGAGTTTTATAGAGACGACATTACTGACAACCCTGAAGTTTATTTTGATGATGATGATTACCAATTAACTGATGAACAAGAAGAGAGAAAAGAAAGATTGGAAATTGAAATTGAAGGATTGAGAGAAAAATTAGAAAACACGGAAAATGAAGATGAAATAGCTGATTTGGAAACAGAAATTGGGGGATTTCAAGAAGAATTAGATAGTATAGAACCAGATACAGAACCAACTGATGATATGATTGACGAAAAAGTCGATTACTATATAAGAAACACTGATGAAATAGATTGGTTGAAGGAAATGGGTTATGAATTAAATGATTGGGTTAATTTGAAAGGTGTTGCCCGAGATATAGTTGATAGTGATGGTTTGGGTGTTATGGCTTCTTATGATGGAAATTACGATGAACGAACAGTAACAACACCTGATGGGAAGAAATATACTTTTGTCATAATGAGAATGAACTAGTTTATTTTAGATAAAACTTTAATTATATTTTGAGTATGAAGAAGAATAAATTAAAGTTTGTTATGAGTACAGATTGGATATTCGAAGGTGTCATTGACGCTGAATTAAAAGAATATGTCCTCTTAGGTTATTTCCAAAAACTGAACAAACAATTGGAAGAAATGAAAGTTTATCCAATGTTCACGGAAATTACCCTCCATTTAGCAAACATTCGAAATCTATTATCAAAGAATCAAATATTATATACAGATAAGTCATTACTCAATGTTGACGATGAGATAACACTTGCTGACCTGAAAACTAAGGACAGACCAATCTTAACCATACACGAAGAAACTGAACTTATAAAGATATTAAAATATAGTGATGCCAAACTACAAGATTACTTTGACATCATTAAATCTGTTTGGACAATAGTTTATGATGCAATCGAAGTTGTATCTATATTAAACGAAGATAATTTAACTTCCAAGAAAGGTTATTTCTATACCAAATCTAGTAATTTAATAGACATTTGGGAGTACAATATTAGAAAACATAAGGGTGAAAATAAGACAACCTTCAAACAAATTGAAGACCCCAACTTTTATACTCACCTTATATCAACTGAAAATGAGTTACCAACATTTTATATTCATTGTGATAAAGAAGTTCCATTCGAGGAAACTTTGTTACCATTGATGAAAAGAAAGGTATTGTCGTATATTTTTCAGTCAAAAAACTTAGCAATAAGGTAATATTGGAAATTGGATTATTTGGTTGTGTTAAATTAATTATTAAAAGTTAATAAACCAATAAAACAATTTTATGAAAAAACTTTTTATTTTATTTTTCGTTGTATTAGCAAGTTTACAATCTTGTAAACAAAAAGATTCTTGTGCTGATACAGTATGTCCAAATGGTCAAGTTTGTGTTGATGGAACTTGTCAAGGAGCAACAACTAATGTTGTAATATCATCAAACATTAGTTCTAACACAACTTGGACTGCGGACAATGTTTATGAGTTGGGAGGAAGAATCACGGTATTGGATGGTGTTACACTAACAATAGAACCAGGTACAGTTATCAAAGGTCAAGCAGGTACAGGAGCAAACGCAACAGCTTTATTAGTTGCAAGAGGTGGTAAAATCAATGCTGTTGGTACACCAACTAAACCTATTATCTTCACATCTGTTGCAGATGAAATTACACCTGAACAAGTAGGTGCTGGACTTTTCATTAGTCCAAACCTTGACCCCGCAACACAGGGATTATGGGGTGGTGTTATTATATTAGGAAAAGCACCAATCTCAGCTTCAGCCAATGAAATCCAAATCGAAGGCATTCCAACTACTGACCCTAATGGTTTATATGGTGGAAACGATGTTAGTGATAACTCTGGTGTTATGAAATATGTTTCAATTCGTCACGGAGGTGCTAACATTGGAAATGGTAATGAAATTAATGGTTTAACTTTGGGTGGTGTTGGTAATGGAACAACAATTGAGAATATTGAAATCGTTGGTAATCAAGATGATGGTATTGAGTTCTTTGGTGGAACTGTAAATGTATCTAATCTTCTTGTATGGTTTTCAGGTGATGATGCTATTGATACAGACCAAGCTTGGGCTGGAACATTAAATAACTTTATTGTAATCTGTGGTAGTGCAACTGACCATGCTTTAGAAATTGATGGACCTGAAGGTACTTTAATGGCTTCACACACATTAAGAAATGGTTCAATCAAAGGAAGTCCTGAAGCGGAATTGGGTGACTTCAGAGCTTGTCCAAGAGGAACATTCGAAAACATTTTCTTCTTTGATTTTGTTGACCCAGCAACTGCGGGTAGAGGTGACTTATCAATATCTAATCCAACAAATTCTACTTGTTCAACAGATAATTTAACTAATGGAGTTTTGACTTTCTCAAACTTACAAGTTATACTTCCTACAAATGTAACATTGAGTAGTGTTTTCAAAAATGGTACTAGTACCTTTGCTACTTCTGTTACAACTAGAACAATTGGTGCTAACAAAACTGCACTCAATTGGACTTGGGCAGAACAAGCAAATGTATTATTGGGATTCTAAGAAATTAAAATCTAAATGAGAAAGGTTCTGACCAAAAGTTAGAACCTTTTTTTATTGTCAAAATCAAAATACTAATATGGAATCACTAAAACTAAGAGTAACTCTAACCAACACAAAGGGGTGGAAAGAAACGAAAGATGTCCACCTATCACATTACCTATCTCAAAAAGAAGAAGGAAACGATGTTTTAGATAAAATCGTTGAACAACTTATTCAGGATTATGAAAGGATGGGAAAAAATATGAATGAAAATAAAATAGAAAATCAAAAATGGAGACCGTAATCAAAACTTGGGAAAAGAAAGAAAGTGTTAATCACCCTTCTCATTATGGAGGCGCTGATAATGTTTATGAAGCGATAAAGGTGATAGATGCCTGGTCATTAGGATTTGCCTTGGGTAATACTGTAAAGTATATCAGTAGGGCGGGTAAGAAAGACCAATCAAAAGAATTAGAAGACCTAAAGAAAGCTTTATGGTATCTTCAACACCACATCAATCAATTAGAGAATAAATGAATACACCAATAAAATATTTCGGGGGAAAAGGAACAATGTTTAACAATATTATAGAACACTTCCCCAACCAAAATGACTTTAACATTTATTTAGAACCATTCGGTGGTTCCTTCTCAATAGGATTGAAAAAACCTGAAACTGAAATTGAGATTTACAATGATATAGAACAAAATGTTTATTCCCTTTATAAAGTTTTGTCGGATAAAGATTTATTCGATGAGTTCAAGTTCAAATGTGATTTAACTCATTTCTCCGAAGATTTAAGGAAGGAATTCAAAGATAAGTTGAAAGGTGACTTAACCACTTTGGATAGAGCATTTTACTTTTTTTATGTAAACAGAACATCACATAATGGTGTGGGTGGAATTACAATCAGCAACATAGTAAGAAGGAAGATGAGTAAATCAACTTCAGATTTTTTGTCTGCAATTGATAGATTACCTGAATTACACGATAGATTGTCAAAAGTAATTATGTTAAACACTAATGGAATAAAGTTGATTGAAAAATATAAGGAATATCCAAATTGTTTCATTTATGCTGACCCCCCTTATGAACAATCAACCAGAACAAATGCGAGATATAAGGAAGATATGGATAGAGATGGACATATTAAGTTTCTCGATTCTGTTATTGATTCCAAAGCTAAGATATTGATTAGTGGATATGATTGTGAATTATATGATAGATTGACTGATAATGGATTTATTAAAGTTCATTTTGATGTAAAAACTGTTGATGGTAACCATAAACCTAAAACCAAAACTGAAACTCTTTGGAAGAACTATGAATAAAGTTTATTAAAAAAAGAATAAAAATTTTTAGAAATGTTTTGGTTGTAAAAATATTTTTCATACATTTGTAATTAATCCACTTGTGAAACTATTTAAAATCATTTTATATTACAATTTAAACTCCAAACTATGAATCACGATTTAACTGCAACGGCAGAATTAGAACTTTCTGAGAATCAAATTATGTCCATTCTCAACAATTTAACAAATGATAATTTTTTGATATTGTTTAATGAACAACAAATACAAAGAAATTTATCAATTACAGGTGAGGAACTTTTACATACAATTGACCATAGAGGAAAATCTAAGGTTTACGATGAAGGGGTTCTTAATTATACAACAGATTTAGATACATTTTCATTTGGAAAGTCGAATCGTAAGATTATTCAAAAAAAAGTAGATGGGATATGTAAAACAATTGAAGAATATGGTATAATTGTTCCAATTATTGTGGATAAAAAATTAGAAATTGGTGAAGGACAACATCGTGTAAAGGCACTAATGAAGTATAATGAAAATAACCCCAATAATAAAAAAGGGATTCATTTTATAGTTCGTAAAGAAATTCCGGCTAAGACAGTTAAAGTTATGAATAGAACTTTTACTAATTGGAAACCAAATGATTATTTACACTCTTATGCTGAAGATGGATTTGTTGAATATATCAAATTGAAAAATTTTGTTGAAAAAAATAAAGACTTCAGTATATACTTACTTTCAGCTATGTGTCAGAATGATTTGTCTGGTATCGATAGACATGGTGGGAAATCAAATATAAATCATAACACTGGTGAATCTAGTATGGATAAATTTGAACAAGGTCGATGGACAGTTGTTTATGACGACCCAAATTTGGAAAGAGCTCAACGATATGCAGATGATATTAGAAAGGTGACTAAAGTTTGTAATGTTAAATCTAAACATCTTTATTTTGCATTGTTGAACTTATTAATGAATGTCCCCAAATTTGATTTGAATAGATTCATAGATAAATTACAAGAAAACTATTTGTTTTATAACAAAGTTAAAATTCATAATAGAGAACAAGCATATGATTTTATCGGTGAAGTTTACAATAAAAAATTGAAAAAGTCTGAAGAGTTTTTAGTAATATTAGAATACTACAACAATAAAAGAAAAAAACCATAAATGAACAAAGTTTATTTGATTGACATTGATGGGACAATATGTGAGGATATAAGAAATGAAGAATGGTATTTATACCCATTTGCACAACACTATGAAGAAAGTAGATTAATTCTAAATAAGTGGTATGATGAGGGAAATATTATAACATTCTTTACCGCCAGAGAGAGTAAAGATAGACATATTACGGAAGATTGGTTAAGATTGAAAGGATTCAAGTTCCACGGATTGATTATGGATAAACCAAGATGTAAAGATGGTCAGGTTTATCATTGGATTGATAATAGACCTGTAAGAGCAACAACTTATAAAGGTAACTGGACTGAACTTAAACAGATTTACGCTAAAATAGAAACATTTGAATAATGGTAAAAAGATTTGTTAGATTTCCAAATGAAATGGATTTCGTTGAAATGGAAATCAATATGGATGATTTTAATATGGTTACAGAGTTTAGTGACCAAATGTTTGGATGGTATAAAGGAACTTATATTTCAATAAAGTTATAAAATTAGTGAGAGTATTAAATCTATATGCTGGTATAGGTGGAAATAGGAAATATTGGGAAAATGTTGATGTGACAGCGGTGGAATACAATGAAGAAATCGCAAATGTGTATCAACATTTTTTTCCTAATGACACAATTGTGGTTGGTGATGCCCACGAATACCTTGCCAAGAACTGGAGAAACTTTGATTTTATTTGGTCAAGTCCCCCCTGTCAAAGTCATAGTAAAGTTAGAATGATGGCAAGCAAAGGAGGAAGTTATGACTCCGTAATGCCTGATATGAAGTTATGGGCAGAAATCATTTTCTTACAAAACTTTACCAAGAACACAAACATCAAGTTTGTTGTTGAAAATGTTAAACCATATTATGAACCATTTGTCAAACCAACAATAAAGTTGGGGAGACATTTGTTTTGGACAAACATTGATATCCCCGAAATTGAAATTAAAGATGGATTGACCCATAATGAGAGGGGAAGTTCCGAGAAAGGTTATTTTGATTTGAGGGAGTTTAAGTTATCCCACAGAAAAGACCAGATAATTAGGAATTGTGTTGACCCTGATGTTGGAAAATATATTTTGGATTGTGTGGTAAAACAAATTGATATATTAACATAAATTAGTTAGATTGATAAAATGGAATTAGTAACGACTTATATTTGTAAGACCTCAGATAATGGTGTTCACGATAATATATTCGGTGGAACAATATTGGGGTTAATCGACCAAAGTGCTGGTGCTTATGCTGCACAGATATGTGATACACCAAGAATGGTGACAATCAAAATTGATGAATTGATTTTCAAGAACTCCGTTAAGGTTGGTAATATTATTAAGTTCTATGCCACAGTTAAAGAGTTTGGTACAAGTTCCGTAACTTTATATATGGAAGTTAGAAAACATAATGTTTATACTGGTCATCAAGATGTGGTGGTATCAACCAATATCAAATTTGTAAGAATTGATGAAGAAGGTAGAGCCATCCCAATCTCTGAACGAGTTAAAACAAGATACTACAACAGAATGGAACAATATGGTAAAGGACTATTAAACCCTGAAGAAAAATAATATATATGAATAAATTAGATAAAGATTATCAAGAACTCCTATTGGATATAATGACAAATGGGGTAACAAAAAATGATAGAACTGGTACAGGAACAATATCAGTATTCGGTCGCCAGATAAGACATAAAATGTCAGATGGATTTCCAGTACTAACAACCAAGAAAATGTATTTCAAGGGAATTGTGACTGAATTGATTTGGTTTTTAAGGGGTGATACAAACATCAAATACCTTGTTGATAATGATTGTCATATTTGGGATGGTGATGCTTATAAGCGGTATATTATGTTACCAAAAAAATTATCTGAAGTTGTTTCTGATGGTGAAAAATTTAATGGTAGAAATTTAACAAAAGAAGAATTCATTAACAAAATCAAAACAGATAATGAGTTTGCTAAGAAGTGGGGTGAATTGGGAAAAATATATGGAAGACAATGGCGAAGATGGACTAAAAAGAAAATGTATCTATCAACTGATGGTTCATACGAAAACATTTATGATGATGCAGACCAAACAGTTATTGACCAAATAGTAATCCTCATTAACGAACTCAAAACAAATCCAGACTCAAGACGACTAATGGTTTCAGCTTGGAATGTGGGTGAATTAGACCAAATGGTACTTCCACCTTGTCATTATGGATTTCAAGTTTATACAAGAGAATTGAGTGAAGATGAAAGAAATGAAATTAGAGATATGCAATACTTGAAGAATAACTTACATCAAGCACTAAAAGGAAGTGATACTAAAATTGATTGGGAAAATATCCCAACCAGAGCAATCTCTTTAATGTATAATGCCAGAAGCCAAGATGTACCACTCGGAACTCCATTCAATATATCTTCATACGCATTGTTGTTGGTGATATTGGGTAAAATGGTTAATATGATTCCTGATGAGTTAATTGCTAATATGGGAGATTGTCATATTTATTCAAATCAAATTGATGGAGTTAAGGAACAACTAACAAGAGAACCATATCAATTACCAACATTGAAGATTAATTCAGGTAATGAAAATTGGCATCTATTGGAATTGGATGAAGTATTGAATACATTAGACCCAAGTATAACATTCAAGTTAGAAAATTACCAATCACACCCAATCATAAAATTACCATTATCTAATTAATATGACACTAGACAATTTAAGATTGTTAATTAAAGATGTTTTTGATAATTCAACAGACATCAAAGAAATTGAAAGTTCCATATTTTCGTTAATACGATTATACGAGATGACCGATAAAACTGAATCAACTTTCATCAAAGACAGATACGACCACAAGATACCTGAAAAAGTTCCATATCATACAATATGTGGATGTAATCCAGAAAATGGTGGTAATGGTATTTGTGGTTGTACGATTGGGAGTGTTATGGAACTAATGCAAAAAAAATATGAAGGGACAATTAAATCAAATACAACAACATATTCTGATGCTTTAAGTTGCGGTTTTGGTATCTGTAATTGTACATCAGAAGACAACTATACCTATTGTTTAACTTCAACTAAAACAACAATATAATATGGAATACAGAATTGTAAAAGTTGAAACACCTCAAATAACGAAGAATTATGAGGCTAAAATAGATTTTATACCTGAAGTATACTTTGTAACAAGATATGAAATAGAAAAGAAAATATTTTTCTTTATGCCGTGGATAAACACTAATTATCAATTTATAACTCTTGAAGAGGCTACATCATATGTTGATTGGTTCAAAAGAAAAAAAATTAGAACAATTATCAAATAATGGAAAACAACATACCACCCCAAGATATGGCACAAGAGCTCTTCCATCGTTTCAATAAGGAAGGGCTTCACGATTTAATAACCACAGAAAACAATTAAATTATGGAAGAAAATTTAAAAAAACTTACTAATAATTGTAGTGTTTGTGATTCTGATAAAATCAGATATGAAACTGTAACTTTTCGCAATCTAGTTATTCAATTAATAGCTGGTAAAACCGTTATAAGTTCAACATATCAAGATATTGAATATAAGATTTGCGTTAAATGTGGTGATAGACGTACAAATTTTTTTACATATTAAAAATAAAATCATAAAAAGAGAAAGTTTTAAAGAGTTTCAAGAAAGATTGTGCTGAACAAAAACTTAATTGGAGAAGACAAATAGTTAATATTAATTAAAAACAATACATTATGAAAAATTTAGAAAGAAAAAAACTGGAAAGTTTATTAAACAGTAGAATTGATGAGGTTAATATTATACCAATTTATAAAGATGAAAATAAAACTGAAGTTGAAGAAGTTGAATGTGAAATTAAATTTAAAACAAATATTCAATATATAGAACAATTGTTGGATATTTGTAAACCCTAATAGTTTTGATACCCAATAGTTCAGAAATTTATGGTATTATTAATGAATTTTATAAAAAAAATTAGAACAATTATCAAATAATGTGTAACAAAATTAAAAAGTGGCTTGACAAAGGTGAAGGAGGACAATTTTATGAACCTTATGTAACAAATGGGGATGTTATTATATTAATGATGTTAACTATGATAGTAAGTGTTATGATAATATTGGGGTGTCTGATTGTATAGCACAACCCAGTAATATATCCAAGAACAATATCAACAAATACAACTATATAAAATGGAAAACAACATCCCACCCCAAGATATGGCACAAGAGCTCTTCCACACCTTTAATAAGGAAGGACTACACCAGATATCCTCTGTAATTAATCGTCATATTAGAAAAGAATTAATCAAGCAGTGTGTGTTGTTATCAATTAACCTTCACTTGGATGAATTATCCAAAATGCAACTAATATTCTCAGATAGAGAATTACATTACAAATATTGGGAAGAAGTTAAATTAGAAGTAAAAAAAATATAATATGGAAAAGAAACAAACAGCAGTTGAATATCTATATAAAAATTTATTAGATAATCCTTTATCAAATGAAGATGTTATATATAACATTAGAGTATTTGAAAAAGCCAAAGAAATGGAAAAGGAACAATCCACCATTACAGAAGACACCTCTGATGGATACCATACCTTCAAGGAACTCTATGAGTTTAGAAAAGTATATAATGCAACACTATTCAATGAATGGGGAAAACAAATGCAAGAATATCTAAAATGGGAAAGTGAAGATTGGCAAATACTTAATTTACCAAAGTATGATGTTCATAAAAGTTGGAGACATAATGATGGTGAATTATGTTTTGGTGGTGGATGGTTTATAGTAGTGGCAAACTTACCATCAGGACAAATCAGTAATCATTATCAAGCTCACGATTGGGATTTATTTGATATACCAGTATATGAAAAGGCCAAATATCCTTTTGATGGGCATACCTCAAAAGATGTATTAGATAGATTAATTAAACTTAAATAAAATGATAAAGACCGGAGCAGTATATTTTTTATACAGATTTTTCAATGATAATCCTGAAGCAACAATAGAAGAAGGATATGAGGTATATAAACAAGCCTTAGAAATGGAAAATAAAATTAATCAAGAGTATTATAACCAAGGTGCTCAAGATTGTAAAAATACCTTTGAAAAAATAATCAGTGATGTAACAGGGAATATACCAAATCTTTGATAAATGAAAACCTATATCCACGTCAATCAACATCACATCCGTTCCAATAAAACAAAAGGAACAAATCTACCTGTCATAACCGTAAAACAAGGTAAGAAGAACACCTATTGTAATGAAGTTGAGATATTAGGTCCAAGTAAAGTTATATATGGTGGTGAAGGATGTGAGGCAAAACCACTATTATCTTGTGGTGCAAGAGTGGTTATTATTACGGAAAGTGAAGTTAGAATAATAGATGGACAACCCCCTTTATAATCTCCAAAAAAATACCTACAATTATAGAAAATCAAATAATGGAAAATAATATAGAACAATTTGTAAATAAAATAATAAATGGGGATTGTATTGAGGTTATGTCTACCTTCCCCGAAAATAGTATTGACCAAGTTATCACATCACCTCCATATAATGTTAATATCTCTTATGACACATACAATGATGGTTTAACTATGGAACAATATTGGGAATGGACTGAAAAGTGGTTGACCCAAGCATTCAGAGTATTGAAAGAGGATGGAAGATTATCTTTGAACATTCCTTATGAAATCAATACACAAGATAGAGGTGGAAGAGTTTTTATGGTTGCTGAGTTTTGGATGTTAATGAAGAAAGTTGGATTCCAATTCTTTGGTGTTGTTGACTTGGAAGAACAATCCCCACATAGAAGTAAAACTACAGCATGGGGTTCTTGGATGAGTAGTTCTAGTCCTTATATCTACAATCCAAAAGAATGTGTAATATTGGCATATAAGAAATTTCATAAGAAACAAACCAAAGGACAACCACAATGGACAGGAACACCAGTTGTCCAAGAAGATGGTAAAACCAAAATGACTTATCTTGATGAAGATAAGAAAGAGTTTATGGAATTGGTTTATGGTCAATGGAGTTACTTTGCAGATACCAAGACATTAACGAAAGCCACGTTCAGCATGGATATTCCAACAAAAGCGATAAAGATTTTGACATATAAAAACGATATTGTCTTAGACCCATTCTGTGGTAGTGCAACAACAATGGTTGCCGCTGAGATATTAGATAGAAGATGGGTTGGGATAGAATTAAGTCCAAATTATACAAAGATTGGAACTGATAGGGTTCAAGCCTTTGTGGATAACAAGAAACAAATGAAAATAGAATTTGAAGAAGGAGCTGAATAAGTTCCTTTTTTTGTTTAAGGGGGATATTTATGAAGAAAACATTTTTTAATGAAAAAACAATTAATTAAGGAATCAGGTATTCGTGATATTAATGATATCGCAAAAAGATACAACAAGGCCAAAATATATTTTCATATTGATTTGGATGGTGTTACATCAGCAATTGCAATGAAAGTATATTTGGAAAGTTATGGTATAGAGGTTGTTGATGCTGAAACAATACAATATGGTACAGATGAGTTTGCTATCAAAAAACCAGATGCCAGTGGAAATGTTATGCCTGTTTTGGTAGATTTTGCTCACGGAAAACCAATGTTTAAGATTCATACAGACCATCACGATAGACAAGCAGGGGTTGAATCAGGAACATCAACAAGTTTCAGACATGCAAGGTCAAATGTTGAAACAATATCAGGTGTAATTTCAACATATGACTTATTTCCTCCATCTGACATTAAAATAATATCAACAATTGATTCTGCTAATTTTAGAGCAATGAATATTACTGTTAGGGAGGTTATGAATTACATTTTCAAGGTTGAAAAAGAATCTCCTGAAAGAAGTAATATAATAATGGGATTGGTTACAAACAAAATATTGTTAGCGTTTAAAAATAAAGAATTTGAAGGTAAAAATATATTAGAGAGACTTGTTCTTATTTGTACTCCATCACTTAAAAATATCTATAATAATTTGATAAGAATGATTATGGATTCTGGTTTAATGGATAAAGTGAAGGGATTTTTGAACACAGAGTTGGGTAATGAAGAACCAAAAGGTGATAAAATCAGAAGAATTCAACAACAACTTCAAAAACATGGTGAAACCTATTTGGAGAAAGTTAGAGGTAACATAGGTAAACAACTCAAATACGAGGATGGTATTATCATCAAAGATGGGTCTGCTGGTGCTAGTATGGCTAATGTTGGAAGTTATGATAGATATGTGGCTTTTGAATTGATTCCTGACGCTGATTTCCAGGTTGTAACTTGGGGTTCAGTTGGATTATTACAAGTTTCTTGTAATCCATATAAAGAATCTAGAGGACTCAAAGGGGTTGATTTAGGTAAAATGAATACAGAAATTCTCAATAACCATAAATCTGAATTAGAAGGTATTAAGACTACACTTTTACGTTTAAAAGAAGTTGCTGAAAGTAGTAAAAAATTTGTACCTTATGAAAGTGTTGGTTTTACCTTTCAAGATTTTATTGCATTGTATAGCGAAAAAGATGAGAATGGTAAAGTTATCAAAGATAAAGATGGTAAAATCATAAATATAAAAGGCTATTTTGATGTACCTGAAAAATTTAAAAATTTTACAAACAAAAAAAGTGAAGAGGAAAATAAGAAAAGTGAGGAGGAAAATAAGAAAAAAGGACAAAAAAAAATGACCCCACTTAAGTTTTGGCAAAATCTAATTAGAAAAACTATGATGAAACCTTTTGTTGGTTTAACGGATTTTGAACAAAGTATTCTAAAAGAAGTTTATATTAATGCTTATGATGTTATAAAAAACAATAGTGGTGGACACAAGTGTATTACAAATTTCCAAGCTTCTGCTTTGGGTGGTGGATTCGGTCCATACAAAACAACTGAGTTCATTGGAATGATTAAAGATGAGTTTGTTGAAAAGTTGAAAAATGAAATTCAGAAAGAGAAAAAACAGAATATCGATGAAAACTACTTTAGGAATATAATAAAGAAAATAATGAAAGGTTAAGATTAAAGGGGGAATGTAACAACATCCCCCTTTTTAATTCCCATTCCTTTACAAGTTCCTCCTTTTACTTCAAGAATAAAGTTTCCTTCACCACAATAATTCTTATGTGATTCATTAATCATTGGTTGACAATTATGATGTATTTTGGTGATAACATCATTGTCGATGAATATGATATCTAGTGGTATAATACAATTTTTCATCCAAAAACAATGTTCTTGGTTTTTCATTACGAATAACATTCCGTTGAATGTTTTATCAAATTTTTTGAACATCATTCCTTCTTGAGTTTCTTCGGGAGATGTTTGGATTTTTACCTTGAAAATGTTTCCGTTTATACTTAACTTCATACTTATAAATATAATAATAATTCGTTATGGGAAATTGTGCTGGTATCTTATTAAAATATAAAAATCAATGTTTATTATGTAAACGAAGTCAGAAGAGTAGTTTACCTGGTGTATGGTCTGTACCTGGTGGTCATTTGGAGAAAGGTGAGAGTGTTGAAAATGGTGCTATTAGAGAGTTTAGTGAGGAGACAGGATTGGTGATATTGGGTGATTTGAAATATTTGGCAACATTGACTGGTGGGGGTAGAATGAAGTATTATTTGTTTATGTATGAGATTTCAAGAAAGGTCGAGATTGATTTGGATGAGGCTATGGATGGTCACGAACACGATGAATGTGGGTGGTTTAATAAAAAAAACTTGCCTGATAATGTTGAAAAACAACTTTTTTTTATAATTAATAAAATTTTTTGATACTTTTTGTAAATATTGATATATTTATATTCACAACCCAACTTCCCTTTCTTATGTTGGTCGATATATCTTAACCCCGATAAATGTAGAAATTTGTTGGGGTTTTTTTATTTATATGAGATATTTATTTTTATAAAATAAAATTGAAAAAAAAAAGATGAAAAAGATAGTAAGATTAACAGAAAGTGATTTAACTAATTTGGTTAAAAGGATAATTAAAGAACAAGATGAAAACGAAGAATATCTTGAAAAATTCAAGATATTAATTGACAATGAACAATTTGAAACGGCATTACAATTAGGTGAAACATTAGATTTGGAAGACAAAGTTTTGGACTTAATTTTAGATAAAATAGTTAAAGAAGGTGACTTCAAGTGGTGGGTAAAAAAAGTACATTCTGTAATGAAAGAAAAAAAATATAGGCGGATTGATTCAGCCATTGATGATATAACGTATGAATTTATTGAAAAAGATTATTATGCAAATATATTATATAACATAATTAACAATATGAC